TGTAGCTTCATAAGCTTCATAAGGTATTCGCCATTTATTTCTAGGTTACGCATCCCCTCTATAAGAGAAAGAACTTTTCTTGTGCCAGCGACCATTTGCTCATCCTGCGTAACCTCTTCCATAGACAAAGACTTTTCTACAACTTCCTTTATGCGGTGAAGTTCTTCATTAATAAAATATTTGAAGGATGTCTGCCCATCATTGATAGAAGTAACATAAAGTTGCAATAGGCTTCTTTGTTCTTTTAATAAATCATCATACTGGTCATTGAAATTCTTAACAAAAGATTTTACAACTAGTGAATCAATATGCTTAAAACCATCTCTTGATTCGACCACAAGATCTTTCGTGAGGCTGTCTACCAGGGCAGACTCCATAAGAACACGCTCTTTAGTTGGTGTTTTGATACTGAACACTCTTGCTATCGTAGATAAGTCTTTATAGTTGGGTACAAAGTTATTAAAGACGTCTTTAGAAATATGTTTGTTTATTGTAGCTACCAAGGCATTTTTTTCTTTTACAAGTTTGGTAGTGTCGATGTTTGTGCGATCCCTCTTAACTTCAAATACCAGCTTTTCAGCAGTTGGCTTATCGAGAGCCTCTTTGCTGGAAAGTGCCTTGAAGCAATCTAATTCTTTTCTTAGCTCAGTACCAGGAGCAAATGATTCTTTTATCGTATTAACAACTTTGTTTCTTTTAGGCTCGTCCTTAGCTAAGATAGCTTTTGTTGCTTCACGGATCAAAGCCTCAAACACAAACCCTGTATTTCTTTTCTTATTGATTTTTGTCGCCATCTTTGATCTCCATCTGCTTTATTAAACGATCTATTTCAAGAGTTGTCTTCTTGCTCTCGCTCAACAACACCTCATCTTTATTTAGTCTCTCAGTTACTCCGATGCCCAAAGTAGTTAAACCTTGTGCCCCTGGGAAGTTAGTTCTTTTAGTATTTGTTTCCTTCCCTCGTGCCTTTGACTTGTACGATCTTTTGCGGGGACCGCTATTAGATCTTCTGTCCTTCCCAGCATTTTTGACAGGGTAGTAAACCTTGCCTTTAGAGCCTGGAGTTAGATAACCATCATCCCTCATGCCTGGCTCTGAAAGAAGGTCCCCAGTTTCTGGTTCTTCTTCTTCTGCTGCTGCGTCATCACCAGTGTCGGCGTCATCACCACCAAGGTCACCTCCGAGGTCTCCGCCGCCAAGGTCGTCGCCTCCACCGAGATCACCAGTTTCTCCTGCTGTGCCGCCAACGGCAGCCTCATACTCGCCGACAGCCAATTCAGCAGCTTTTTCAACTATAGCCTTTTGCTTAGCATCTTGGAACTGTTCTTCTTGGACTCTACCAATTTCATGGTCATCTAGTTTAAAAATGTTTTTATATACCCATCGTCTAGAGAAATAACTGTCTGTAGCGTTACCCGCAATGTCAAACTTAGTTCTCATATGTTCTAGCTCTTGCAACTCAGCAATTCTAGATGGGTTATTGAGGAACAATTTAAATGATGTTAGATCGTCGCCTCGGTACCCAAGAGTGTACAAGTGAACAACAATCATTTTTTCTAGCTCAGAAATAATAACTCTCTGGAGCCTTTGTATGGTTCTAGCAAATCGAATATCTTTCTGTGCTAGCGTGGTCTTATCTTCCATGCTATCTGATTGTGCTAGGTAAGCCTTAGGGATCTTGAGTGCAGAGAATAACTTGTCCCTAAGATATTGGACATCCTCAATAGCACTAGTGAACTGACCACCTGGTAGCGTTTCGATTCTTGATGATTGACCACCACGACTTGGGATATAATAATCTTCATCAATGCTCATAGCATTATAGCGTAAGTCTACACGCCCTGTGTCTTCGTCAACAATCTGTGCCCTCTTCATCTGAGTCTTCACCGACTCAATATATTGCTCTACCTCATTAGGAGGCATGTTGCCAATATCAATATAAAATACACGTCGCTCTGGTGAGCGGACAACACGGTATGCGATCATAGCATCCTCAAGCAAGCTAAGTTGTCTCCATATTCGGCGTGCAGGCTCTAGAACAGATGTTCCATAAGGAACGTATTTATCATTACCCAAAACACGAAAGTGGGCAACCTGCCAGTTCTCGAAAGTGACAGCATCTGCACCTGCACCAGGCCAGAAGTATTGAACATAGTTTGGATTGGTTGGATCAGTGCCTTCAATTCTCTCTAGCTCTTTAACAGGCAGTGGAATAACATTTGTAATACCAAGTTGATCATCTATATCAAGATAAAGATAATAATCGCCATACTTGCATAGATTGCGAGCCCAACCAAACATATTGAACTCTACATTAAGAACATTATACAACAGAGTATTAATGATCATTTTTATTTCTTCGTTCATGCAATCTACTTGAACGATGGGAGAAATATCTGATGAAGTGCTTATCTCGTCTGCATAAACATCTAAAGTTGATGCAATCTCTGGAGTGTACTCCATCTGCTCAAAATCATTATACCTAAAGTCTCGCTGTTGAGAATTGAGTACCTTGCTGTAAATACCCTCAAAAGGATTGTAATATTCCTTTTTCTTAAATTCCCTACCTGTCGATGTGGTGAAGGTGTATTTTTCATAATTTGGAGCACGGTTTTTCTTGACCTGCCCAGTCCTGTACGTCACGATTGGACCACTAAAGAGTCGGGTCAAACGTTTAAAAAGCGGCGATTGCCTATTTCTTGGATTATTTTCAGCCATGTCTATCCTTTATATATCCAGCCAATATCATATTTTATACCATTATTGGTAGTTTGTGTAGATTTTACTCTTTGTTTATAATTAGTCATTCCTGGGATAGCAGTACTAATTTGCCTGTTTGCAGTACTAATACCTGATAGCATCGCTCTGTTATACTCTATATCCCTTTTGTTTACAGCCATCGCAACATCCCTAACCCAACAACCAATCGCTAATGCCATTACCAAATCATCATTATAGCCACGCATTGCTTGTGCTTTACCATTATGCCAAATAAATGTCTTTAGCTCTGAGGCTGTCCTAACGGAGTTAATAGTAAGTATATTATTTCTTACAAATTCTTCCAGCTTTGATACTACCAATGGTCGAGTCTTCATTGACATTGTAAACCCTGCTATACCGCTATTCGCTTGCGCTGTAAGCTGATCCACATAGTCGTGAGTTGATTTTAGTGAATAGTAAATGTTATCGTATTCTAGATCTTCGATCCTTGAAAGCACACCATAATCCTTGTTGTTCTCAATGACCAAAAGAGCCTTATTGTATTCGTTTGCGATTTCGGTTATCAAGGGCGCAAACATATCCCCAGTAAGTTTACCTTGGTATTCTGCTACCTGCTGCATGTCGCTAGTTTTTATAACTTGAACTGTACTGTAATCTTTACCATCGCCACGAGCCACGTCGCCCACACATAGGTATTCTTCTCCATCAAGTGGTTCTTCCCAAATCCAGTAGTTCCTATCAAAGCCAGCCCTGTGTAATGGGTCACTACACTTGTTAAACATCTCCTCTAACGAAGGTCCAGAAACGACTGTTTCGCCTGAGGCGTTAAAGCTACACTCAAGCTCTTGCGCAATTTCTCTCGGAGACATGTTCCTGGTTTCTTTTTCAAACCACTGCATGTCTCTATCTGGGTGTGTTGACCACGGAAGATTAATAAAGTTGAAATCATTCTTGCCCTCGACAGCTTCCATATATGTTTTATGAAACCAGTTCCCAACACCGTTAGGCGTGGATAAAGTGATGGCTGCACCACCAGTTGATAGAGTAGGATATAAGCCAGCCCACAGTTCTTCTAGTCCCTCAACGTGGGCGGCTTCATCAACCACCAATAAAGACAATGCTTCAGAACGACCTGCATCACCTGAAGTCGAGGATGCCTTAACTTGTGATGCATTGGACAATTCAAACGATGTTCTGTTATTGATAGATATATCTGCGATCTTTAGCCAGTCTGGTAAGTTCCTGTGTATTTGTTTTATCTTTTTTACCAAGTTGGTTGCACTCTGCAATTTAGTTGCTACAACCAAAACATTCTTGCTTCTGTGAAACAATATTAGCCAACAGACATAGCCTGCCACAGATGTAGATAACCCCAACTGTCGTGCTTTTAGAATAATATTAAAGCGGTTTTCTTGGAACTCTTTAATAGTATCCTTCTGAAATGGGTATAAGTCGAAGGGTATCAAGCCCCTCATGGGCTCGGTTATCTTGGCATAATTGCAAAGGAAGTATACGGGGTCTTTACCACACCGTATGACTTCCTTCATTACCTCACTTTTGGTGAGAGACATTATGCACTCGGCGTATCTGGATTAGCGGGTGCCTTATTGTTTTCAGCCTTCTTGGGGTTTTTAAATTGATCCATGAAGGTCTTGATGTTATCCTCAACGCTCTTCCCTGAATATTCATTTTCTTCTGCGTTGACAGAGTTAGTTTCTTTAATCGATCCAATCTTGTAGACCTTTTTAGCTACAACGAAAGTTCGTTGACGTGATAGATTCTGGACATCAATATCAGTTTCGCCCTCTGCTGTCAGTGACACGGTATTCTTAGTGATCTCACGATAACGCTTCTTAAGGCGCTTGACAATATCTCCAAGACGTTGCTCTATTTCATTTTGAAACTGTGCTCTAGGGTGTACCTCTTTGAGCATCATCTCACTGTGATAAGAGATAATAACTTTATTGTGGGCGAAGCGAACGCCGAAGCCATCAGATGTATGTTTCTTGTATTGATCTTTGTCTTCTCTTTTGAGACCCATCTCAATTGGATTACCATCCTCGTCTAGGGCTCCATCATATGAATCAGCGGCAGCTTGTGCCAAACCTCTTAGTATTTCTAAATTTTCAGCAGCCATTTATTTTCTCCTATACATAGCGTGTTCAATTCTGTCCTCATCAGGACGCCAGCCATCTTTCCATCGATCTTCTCGATCAACCACAAAATCAATATAGCAATCATGGCAACAAGAAAATCTATTCATATATAGGTCGTCTTTTATGGAAAACGAATATGTTTTGCACACTGGGCATATGTTATTCTGCTTGTGTTGTGTCGCCTTTGTAGATATAAAAGTGTTCTCCGCTATTTGAGTAGTAGTCTTCTTGTGTGCGTCTGACTTTTTAGTCATGAGCTTAATTTGCTCTAAGTATTCTTTTTCTTTCTGCTCTGACCAGTCACCACGGATGTCCTGGGCTGCATCTTTACCATACTTTTCTGATATGGCTTTTTCAACAGCAGCAATGTGATCGTAATCTTTTTTCATTTCTGATAAACTGCATGAACTATTCCTACAGATAGTCCTGTCCCTATTAGTAAACCAGTCACCATGCCCAAGGCTCCTCGGTTTCTCATAAACCAAGTATCCCTTTTGTCGAGCACCTTTTTAAGGTCCTTGATAGCTACTAAATAACCATCACGAACCTGCGTGCATACCCGCTTATCTATACTGCATTCAGCAATCTTAGCGTCAGTTTCAATTTTGAGTTGTAGGAACTTTCTATAATTGTTTTCGCTAACCAAGATGCCAACGTGCTCTTGTCCTTCTACTTCAGTTATGACTGGCACGTCTCTAAATTCTGACACTGGTGCCGCCAAAAGTGGTAGTAGTAATAATAGTGCGATCATAAATCTAAACTTTCTCTTAAACGAATCAAATCGCTTAGTCTTTCCTTAGTATCTACTATTTCTTTATTTTTGTTAAGCTTTGTTTGGAATATTTTTTTGACTGCGCCAATCTTATCTTTTTCTAATTCGCCTTTGATCGTTGCGATTTCAGCTTGAACTTGCGCCTTTTCTATTATTTGATCAGCGGCTTGTGTCATTTTATTTGCTGGCTTAACTAGCTTATAGAGGTACAAACAAATAGCAGCGGCTGTAACAACCGCTATAACTACTTTCCACCCAGTTTTCTGAAACCAATACTTTAGCTTATTTACCATGCTTCCATTTGGACGCTATGTCGGCAGCGCCTTGCAATCCAATGTAAGCTAACGATACGGCAACCCAATCATCGCTGGCTAACATGCCAAATCCTAAAAAGGCAGTTGCTGTGCCCCAAACAATCAATTTGCGTGAAGCCCATTTACCTAATACTTTGTCTAATTTTTCTTGCATCTTATTATGCCTCCAGTAGGAATAAATAGTGCAAGAGTAAAAGTTTAGACTACCTCGAATGGTTCTGTGCGGTATTCATATACCCAAGATGGAATCTTGTCTGCTGGGTATCGTAAGCGTGGCTTGGAAGCATAGAACTTGCGGTAAGACACGACAGGATTGTCGGATCGAAACTCGTCAGGCATTGCCAGGCGGAGCGGGGTACACTCCGTAGTGGGGAACAACCCTGGGTCAAACATTTCGATAAGTGTCTGAAGAATTGCTTGACACTTGTGAGTCTTGTTGAACCGATGCTCGTACTCGTCGATCATTGCCTGGCAGTGTAAAGCAAGATTCATATAGTTACTTGCTGACTCCGCAGCCCACAGGCACGACGGGTGCTTGGGATTGAATGAGCGGTAAGGAGCCTTGAGACCCTGCTCGTTGATAACGGTGGACATAATCTGACAAGACTCTAGGATCATCTTGACCACACGCAAGTTGTCCTGCGACTGTGCTGACTTCTCCCAGTCAATCTGTCCTGTCTCTTCATCGCCTTCGATAGCAAAAATATTCATTAGTCTTCTACCAATCTTAGTTTTGACTGTGGAACATATTCTTCTTTTTGATCATGATCGCCACACCACTCGACCAGAACAAACGCTGGCGTGCCACGGCGTGGTGCTGCACGAGTGGTCTTGACTAGACCCATCATAGTACAGTCATCG